TATGCTTTTTTCATGTCCAAAAGCTGCTTTTCCATTTCAGATATTTCACTAGCCATTTCCTCTAGTGTAGGATTTGATTTATCGTTCATGCGACTTTCTCCTTTCTAATACTAACATACGAAACAATCTTCGGATCTTTTGCTTGAGATACCAATGATGGTAACTCTTGCAATGTTTCCCAACAGGCATGTTTGTACCTACAAAAGGAACATGTCTTACTCAGAACTCTATTACCTGTCGGTTTACCTCTGAATGTTTCTTCTTCAGAATCGTAACATCGTTCAAACTTGTTACTCTCAACTTTCTTGACGTTTTCTTCTAGCTTTGCAACTTCTTTATCAACGTCAATATTATCAGCAGGTACGTACTTAAAACTACCATTAGCTTTATTTACAACCCACCATCCCCCTGCTTTCTTGCCTACAGCCTTTGCATATCCTGCAAGCTGACCAACATATCCAAAAGCATCATCGGCAGAAACAGTATCAAATGAATCAAACTTATTTCTGTAAGACCAATCAGAAGCAGACTTTATATCATCTACGGCATCATTCAAAACAAGATCATATGTGCCACTAACTTTCTGATTACCTATGTTAAGAAACACTTTATCTGAATCATCAAACTTTACTTTTGCTTCTCTCATTAATCCCTTGAAGACAGCTTCAACGATGTCTCCTAGCATCATGTTCATCACAAATGTAGTCGGAAGTGGGTGAGACTTCTCTGGTTGGTTCTTTTCAAACCATAGTTGACAGGTAGGTCTACCCACATTTGACATACGCAGTTGAAACTTTCTACGCTTTGTACGACTACCAAACTGACGCTTGAGAGCTTCCCCTATGTCTTTCTTTATACCTGCTATAGTTTTGGCAGACATAGAGGACTTCCCATTGGTTGCATCATCAAGGTACTGATGCAATGCTATTTCAGATGGATGTTTCATTCAAACGGTATTTCTTCTGTTTCAATGATCTCGTCCACAACACCAACATCCATGTCCTCTTTCTTACGAGAGTTCTCATCCCAAGCACCTATGATGTAATCATTGTAGTTGTCCACCCACTGCATGAAGTCAGAGAATGTTTGCTGATCTTCGTCAGACAGCTTTATTATATCTGTCAAGTTTACAGCGACAGACGGAAGATAGAAACTGTTACCGTTTGGTAACTTTCTCTGCTCCGTAGCCACCTCAAACATATGCTGTGGTGGTAGCCTTTTCATCTTAGACAACTTCACAAAACAGTTGCCAAGAGTTTTGAAAGCATCTCTGTTTTCTACTTCCCATATGAAAGGTGTAGTGCCTAACTCAGCAGATACACCATTTGAATCTACAGCATCTTTCATATCAATAGTGCCAAAGATAACACGCACTCTTTTGATCTGCTTAATAAGATCCTGTGTAGATTGATCCAGAGCCTTGAAGTCTTGAATGTATCCTGCAGGTTTACCACAGTTGAAACCACCATCATTGTCCTTGAGGTCAACATTAAGATTGTCATTCATAACTGTCTTAATGTATTTGTTTGGTGTATCACCAGAACCCATAACAAATCGCTTATACATATACCTCTGCATAAACGGACGAACACTTGCTGTGGTGGAATAAAATGTTTCACCATCTGGGACTTCAAGTTTGTATGTGCCACCCTCAACAACTTCGACATTGACAGACTTGCCATTGATCTCAGATTGTCCCATCAAGGGTGAATGATTGATACGTAGTCGAGCCAGTGTACTGGACTTCTTCTTTGTATCGCTTTCAGATGCCATACCCATAGCTTTCGCCATAACTGCATAGTTATCTGTATCTATTGTTGTAATGTTTGCACTCATATATTATCTCCTCTTCTGCTTAAAGAACTATAGTTATATCACAAGACATCTTTAGTGTCAAGCCAATTATTTCCTATTTTTGATTCTAGTAACAAGGGTACATTAAAATCTATATTGAAGTGATTGTCAACTATATTTTTTAAGTTCTTGTTTATTTCTTTCATCACCTTTAAAACTTGGTCTTGCTCGTCTGGGTGAATGTCTATCACGATAGAGTCATGTACAGAATTTACAATACAGCTTTGCATATTTTGCAAGGCTTCTTCTATTCGTATTAGAACCAAAGGAACGATGTCGGCAGTGGCAAAACTCTGTACAGGATAGTTCTTAATCTGTGTCCCATACGTAACTTTACCATTACCCTTTCTTTCAACCTCTGGAAAAGAGAACTCTCTGCCAGAAGGTGTTTTTATCCTCAAAGTATTTATAGCTTCTTGTGCAAGATTGTCATGCCACTTGGCTATGCCATCATACTTCTTGGTAAACTGCTCGTAGTATTCAGCTTCAGCTTTTGTTCTACCGTACCCTGTAGCACCATAAAGAGGTGCAAAAGTATGTGCTTTAGCTTCTTGTCTTGTCGTAGGCTGTCCTGCTTCCGATATAATCTTTGCTGTATAGGCATGAACGTCCACACCATTACATATTTCACGAATGGCAGTTTTATCCTGCGACAAAAATGCTGCAACTCTAAACTCTAACTGTGCAAAGTCTGCTTCAAGTATCTTACCTTTGTTCCAACGAGATATAAATACTTTCTTTACAGGAAATGTACCACCTCTGGGCATGTTTTGCATGTTAGGGTCTGCTCCACTAAATCTTCCAGTAGAGGTGCGATGCTGTAGTAATCTAACATGTAGCTTACCATCTCTCTTAACATGGTCTGCTATGCCCTCTACAAAGCTAGAGAGGTATGTTTCTACAGCAGATAACCTGCGTATATTCTTCAAGAAACTTTCTGCTGTCTTATCACCTTCTCGTCTAGCCATATTCTCAAGTATCTCTACATTTGCTTTGTTTATTGTGAAACCACTGTGACTAACCCAACGTGAATTAGGTGGCTGTCGCTTTAGACCTGCTACTTCGTTTCCAACATTCTTGTAGATAAACCCAAGATTGTTACACGTGGAACATTTTGTAGGTCTGGCATATGGCTTACCATCTTTTCGCATCTTTTGTATTACACCCTTACCATCACAGGCTTCACATTTAAATGCTTTCTTCTTGTAAATAGTTTCAGCTTTGTCCAGAACTTTGCTTTTAAAACCATTGTAGTCCATCTTGTGATCGAAACAGCTAGACCAATCATTCTTATCTTTTGGTTTACGGCTGTATATTACCCACGATAGTTGCTCTGGACTATTTAGATTGATAGGAACATCGCCCATGAGTTCTCGAACTTGTACATTTAAGTCTTGTACAAGCTGTCTCTTTTCTTTTTCGAACTCTTGTCTAACCTCTTCTAATCCTACATAATCAACAGCAAAACCATTCCTGTATATCTTACACAAACAAACAGCCACCATGTTTGTAAGACTAACAGTGTTCATCAAACCACTATCTTTTCCATATAATCTGCCAAATATTTTATCTGATAGTTCATCGGTGGCACGTAAGTCTGCCACTAGATATTCAGATAATTCGGCATGAGGTATGTCACGAACAGAGAACCCTTTTTTGAAATATTCTTTTAATGTATCTTGCTTCTTTGTTTCTAGTCCATACCTCTCTGCACACATCTCAAGTGATGACGCTTGCTTTTGACCTCGCTGTAAAACGTAGTCCCCCAACATTGTATCAAAAACAATACCGTCATACTTGAAACCAGACTCCCACAACCAGAGGAGATCGTGTGATACGTTGTGGCATACAAGAACTGTAGCCTTATCAAGCATATCTTGAACAATCTTTTGCCCATCTGGTGTGGGTTCTGTTTCACTGTGGTCAAACGTCACTACCTGCTCACCAAGCTCACTCTTCATTCCAATCATGACAAGGGAGTTATTGGTTTCAAAAGGATCTAGGTGTAGCCTATCATTCCGTTTGGTTACAGTATTCTCTACATCAAGCACTAATTTCATAATCTATTCCCTTGATTATTTTACGAATCTTATTAACACTTACTCTAAACCATTCTCCGTTTCTGTCAAGAGAAATCTCACTTATAACATCATGTGCTATCTCTTCAGCCACTTTTCTATTTAAAAAATACTTGCTATATTCTAATCTATAATCTCTGTGAGGACTAGATGTTTGATAACTACCACACCTATCTTGCGAATCAACAGCCATACCAACCTTATACCATCCTTTCCACGCAGGATTGGATATCACATAAACATATCCATCTTTCTGTTTATTGTACTGTCGTAAAGCGTTCCTAGATATTTCTAGTGCTGTCTCTTTTAGTTCTTCTTTTCTTTTGATATCTTTAACATCAAGATTACCAAAAAGGAATGATAGTATTTGTGAAATCATGCTGTGTCCTTTCTTATATAGTTTCTTACAAAATGTTTAATATCTTTGTGCTTATACCATGTATTTTTATTTAAAACTCTCCAGTTATTATGCAATAAAGATACAACAAATTTTTTATTTATTAAAACAAGACCATCTTTATAATCTTCTATTTCTAAATCTTCGTGTATCAAGGATATTAATTTTTCTATTCTTTCAATATCTCTCTTGTAAGGATTATTATAATAGGCTCTATGGTAATTCTCTTCCTCACATTGATCTGATTTGAATTTAGATATTGTTATTTTAGACTCTAAGTTGGGCAAGTCTTTTTTAGTAAATTTATCTAAACCTAAATTCATCATGCTGTGTACCTCGCTGTTTTGTAGTCTAAATCACAGACAATGCGACCATGCCAACCAGACAATTTATTTTTAACAACATTGATGTGACGTAGTGTGCTTTCTTCACCACCATCATCATCTCCACCTTTCTTGTTTACAGGTGCATCTTTTGCTATCAAAATCATCAAATCGGCTTCTGCTGCCTTACCTGTTCTACTGCCTTCCATCATGGCTTGGTTAAGTACAACCTTACCCTCTGCTTCAGCAGACAACTGTGACATATAGAATATGGCACACTTGTGTTGTTTGGCAATCATACGAGCATGGACAGCATTAGCTTTCAAGGCTTCATCTTGTCGTGCAAAGCCTTGTGTCTTAGCAAACTTGTCCCCCATATCGAGAACAACGACATCTGGTGAGTAAGACTTGCACACACTTTCAACCCAAGACATATCTTTGCCAGTAGCGTCACGTAGCTTGACATTCTTTTGAATTGGTGCATACAATTCTTTTGCTTTGCTAGGATTATCTTTTATCTGATACTTGTCCATACCAGTAGCTGAAGTGAGGTAGCGTAGACCCACACGGTGACTTCCCTCTTCATTGCAAAGCACGACACACTTAGCACCCTGCCTTGCGAAACCATTTACTCCTGCAATCAAACTCGCATGAAAAGACGTTTTACCTGTGTTAGGTCTAGCACCCACTTCGATAAGGTGTCCATCATTGACACCCTCAACGACCCTAGTAAGGGACGGTATATTGAAAGACCATCTGGCTTCCATATCGTTTTTCTGTAGCAAAGTGTCTACATCCATATCATCCCACTCTACGTTAAGGTTGGGTGTGAAGTCATCACCATAGCTTTCAAGAATATTACGCAAAGGTTCAAGGCTTGTTTGCGAACCATTTACATAATCGAAACCTAAATTAGCAATATCTTCACCCACAACTTGTTGGAATAACTTTGATAAGACTTCCTGTGCTACATCATTACCCAAAGGATTTTCTTTCTTAATCCGTTTGAATAAATCTCCATATGCACCTTTCTGTGCAGTTGTTAGTGTAGGATTGTTCGCCATGAACAACGCTTCAATCTCGTCTGGTGTGACGGTTCTCTCGTAGTTGTACATCGCTTTGTCAATCGCATTTTTAATCTTGCGTACATCTTTACTGAATAATCTGTCTGGGCATCTAGCACCTCTATGCTCATCATAAAATGCCCTGTCCATCAAACTTCTAACTAAACTTAATTCCATGCTGTGTCTCCCATTCTTTTTAAATTGTGTATGTCTATCTCTCTACTGTACTTTAGATCATCTGTCAAGCGTAATATTTTTACGTTACCAACATGACCTCTTAACTCTTTACTAAATGCTACAGTTTTCGGCAATGCGTCTGGGTCTAATGCCACGATAACGGTTGAGAACTGCGACAAATACTTTTTATGTGTTTCCGAAAGAGATGTACCCAACACAGCAACACCCACAAATTCATCTCCACCGACCACGCAAGCACTCACGCAATCCTCAACCACAACTGCCGTTTTCCCTAACCCATAAGAAAAAGGCAATCCACTTGTACCATACTTTTTCCACTTTGGCAAGCTATTTCTTAACGATCTACCAATAGCATCAACTGTGATACCATTATGAACAATCGGAAAGACAGCACGATTATCTTTTACATCGTAATGTAATTCCCATTCATCAATACCGAACCTCTCTGTGAACCTAGTAATCTCACGCTGTCCACTGTACGGCACAACATACTCTGGCATTACAAAGTCAGCATTGTCCAACTCTTTTACAGCATAACCTAAAGACTTTTTAATGTCTTCCGATGTCAACTGGACACGAACTCCACCAGATACGGAACAGGATGCCTTGTAACAATTCCATACAAGACTACCCATATTGTTAGTGGCAGTAAAAGTTTTATACCCATTACAATTAGGACAATCCATACGCTTAGTTTCTCCATCACGTAACTCTAACTGTAACACTAAACTGTATATATCATTTATCATATTATATCACTTTCACTGTCTGCACTTAAAGTGCTTTTAACATGATTCGTTCTTTTTGTCAATGCATTGTTTGCACTTGTGAATGTATTTTTTATGTAAGGCTGTACCGAACTTATGTTTGTATGCCCTGTAACTGACATAATCTGGCTGATATCTACACCTGCATCGACCATTTGTGTAACTCCAGTTCTTCGTAAGTCCATAAGTCGTAAATCATCAGACAGCCCTATCTTCCTCATGACACGCCTTGCCAACATTCCTATCTCATACTTCCCATAAGGTACATACACGCCCTGTACAGGCTTTATTTTGGGACACACATAGGGTTGGAAGCCAAACTCTTCCTTTTGTTGCTTCAACATGGTGTTCAAGTCCTCAGAGATAGGCAAGAACACTTGCGACCTACGTTTAGATTGTTCCAAAAACAGTTCAGACCTATCTAAAAACAAATTTTCCCATTTCAACTCTCGCATATCACCAATACGTTGACACCACTCGTATGCCATCTGCACAATTAGTCCAATGCTACGATATTTGAAGTCACTATAACAGAAGTCAAGCATTTTTATCACTTCTTCATCTGTCCAGACCACCTTTCTCTTCTTTGGCAGACGCTTTTTAACAGATTTATAAGGATTAAACGTAGTGTACTCCATGTGAACAGCATAATTAAATACAATAGACGCACAAGAGCAAACATGATTCGCCAAAGTCACTCCTCTTTTTACCCAACCCTCGTATGCGTTTTTTGCATCCCTAGTTGTAATCGACATAAACTTTTTTGACCCAGATGTCTGTCGCAAAATCTCTAAAAAATATTTATAATCAACTTTAGAACTATCTCTTAACATATTGAAATCATTAGATAAATAGTAGCTGTCTATTAAATCTGACAATGTACTTGCTCTCTTAATATTTCTAATTTTCTCTTGACTCGACCTATAATGATTTATTTTTTCATTAAACTGATTCGCAGCAACCCTCACTACACGCAAATCTGTACCCAGTTCCTTGCGTTTTACCACTCCCTCGTCAACTAAAGTTTGTGGTGGGTTAAATCGGTAATGTGTTTTGCCATCTGCTAATTTACGTTTCTGTACATATCTCATAAACTACCCTACCTTTCCCATCTGTAAAATATATGTTTGTCAATTTTTGTTGTTCTCTTTTTTGTCCTCGCCCAATCTGGTTTCACATATGTAGCGTGATAGTGCGTTGCACCTTGCGTTACATCTATTACAATCCTACCAGACATCACGAGATGTGCATGATGTTTTGCTTTCCACCACGCATCACTTTCAAAGTCTGGCTCATCTTTTTGACCATCGCAGTACCAACTAAATTGGCACTTGTGCAGTACAGGTTTATTTGTATTCTTGTAAGTGACAGCTTGCTTCACTACTTCACATATTGTATCTGGAAAGCGATTATCTTCCACTCTATTCATCACGACTTCTCCTACAGCAACTTGCCCAACCATAGATTGATTTCTTGCTTCATGATATATATTTAGTGCCATGCACATTAATGCTTCAGCTATCATTCTACTATCCTCATTATATCAAAGTGGGCATACACAAGCATCCCCCCTATAATTATTATCACTATGAGAGCTACCAACAAATCAGTTAGTAGCTCACGCTTAGTTTTTTTGGTGTTAGTTAAACTACCTTTTTGCCTTTCGTGCTTTTTCATCCTGTTATTCCATAAGCTATAATATTCATTATGAGAGTTATAAAAATAACACATCCGATTGTTAACAATAATACTTGTCCCTCAGTCATGGCAAAAGTTCCTCATGAATTTGCAGTTGTTGAAACGCTTGCATACACGTTCATGCTTTGCAGTCTCCCAACATTCTGCTCGTCGAAAGTATTTGTTTGTAAATCTTTCAAAGGTATCATCCATCCCCATCATCAATATCAAAGGTAAAATAAAGAATGCCAAGATAATAACTGTGAACGCAGGAAAGAATCCCTTGTTATGATATGGTTTCATTTATATTCCTTTCTTCTTGTTAAGACCTTGTGGGTCATACTGGTCTTTATATATTTCATCTGGCATAAATCGG